GAGGTTCCGGACAAAATCATCCCCGGCTCCTAGAATAAAAAATATAAAGTGATGCGCGACGTAATAGCCTGCTGGTCCTTCCACCGCAGACTGTTGAAAAACTCCACCGGGAGCCCTGTCACGCGCATTGCGATGTGCTTTGTATAGGTGGTGTCCCGAAACTTGTCCGTCGGGTGGTATTGCAACTTGCTCATGACGTGGTCGATATATTCCGCATCCCTCGTAGTGAGGTCTTCCAGACCGCTCAGGTCGACCTGCTGTATCTTCTTGCCGTCAAAGTCATACTCCTTCGAGAGATTGATGACGTATGGAAGGATCTCATTGATGTTCTTTTTCCCTTTCGTGTCTTCCTCCGCCTGTTGCGCCGATGTGTCCGCCGCAGCTTCCAGCTCCGCCTCCTGCTCCTGGTCCTCTTCAGTCAGCTCGGAGGCCTGCTGCTCATTCATATCCTCATTGTCTTCAAATGTTTCCTGTCTCATTTTTCTCCTTCTTCACGGCACCAGGTAGTGTCCCGGTGCCTCTGCTTATAACCAAAAAATGTCTGGTGTCTCTGTCTTTAGATAAGGTCCGCGATTTCCTTCATTGTATCCACGCCGTTGATGATTGCCTTGCCGTTGATCTTGTCGATTTCAGTAACGGTCTCACCGTCAAGCACTTCCTTGTAGTACGTGACCTCTTTGGTGACTTTCGGGTTTCCTGCCCCGCCAACCTTAAGCGATCCTGGATCATACTTTTTCGTGTTGCCACGGATGGTGATTGTCCGGTTTTTGTACAAAGTCTTACTTGTGGTCTTATCTACATACGCGACCGCCGACCGGAAAATCAACGGCGTCGCATCGTCTGCCGCAATCTCAAAGGCGCTGTTCGTGGCATTGGTAAATTCAATTTCCACTGACATGCTCTTGTACTGTCCCTTGACCGGCATATCGATCTCACCGCCGCCTCCTGCATAATTAAGGGTCTCCGTCAGGTTCTCGATTGCCGCCATCGTGGTTTCTGTCGTCACCCCGAGAATCTTATTCTTAGCGGAAACATTCCCGTTGTAGACGTTATAGTTCTGGGTCGCGCCCGGAACGTAATTCTTGGTACTCATGCTTCTTCACCTCCCTCAAATGCTTCCTCCAGGATCTTCGATTTCCACACGAACGTGTTCTCGTAGTGCTCCGCCGGCGTGTAGTCCGCATATTCTGTTCTAAAGATAAAATATCCATTGCTGATGCTGGAAACCGGGTTTTCCTTCTTGTCGAAAATGATTCTCGCTCCTGCCATATAATCCGGTACAAGTGCACTCAAATCCGTGTTGTAATTTGTGACAACCGAATCGACCAGCTTGTAGCTTGCATCGTTTCCGATGGTCGCCAAGTATTCCGTTTTAAATCGGTTCTCGATATAGTTGTTCATCATCACACACTTGATAAAGCGGTCGTTGGGTGCTGTTTTGTCCGGATATGCCGCCGTATTGTTTCCCCAGCACTTCCACCCTTCGAGATAAATGAACGATAGTACACCGATGGCATTCAGATAGTCGTTTACCTGTGACATGGTGTAGTACACTTCTTTTCCGCCGTCCAGTACCACCCCGTCGATTGGGATGTCCTTGTTGTCCGGCGATGTAGGGATATTCTTGTTCAGAACGGTCACATACTGAAGCATCGCGGCTACTGCTGCCGATGCAAAAATCTCTACGCCGCCCATCGTCACCTTCGGCCAGCACAGGACAGACCATCTGGTAAAGCACCCCAGCTTGTTCTTCGCGTCCTTCACATCCTCAAGCTTTGTGGTCGTCGTTGACTCGATGTCCACAACGGCAACTGCGTTAATCTGGTCCCCGTTAAGTTCCGCCTTTGCTTCCAGCGCTGCTGCGACTGCTGCATCCGCCGAAAATCCCGGCGCAGAGAGGATGTCCGGTATAAGTCCAAACCGGCTGTATATCTCATCCACCAGCTCGATTCCTTTGCGCGTCCCGTCTTCGTCTATGCCGCCGATGATGTCATTGGCTGTTACGCCCGCCGGATTTAGTTTTGTGTATGCCACTGTGATGCTTTTCTTGCCCTTAAATGCCCCGTCATCTGCGATGGCGATGGTCACATACCCGTCCGAATCGAACGCCGCGATATAGTCTGTTCCCGCTGTTCCTGTCTTGCTGTCGCTGGACACCACCAGCTTGTCCAGCAGGATGCCCTCATCCTCAATGGTCACGCTTCCGTTGATGACATCCACGCTCGTCCCTGCCACCGCCGTGACATGGTTCTTGTTGTCCGGATCGAGCACGTTGATCATCACGACCGGTGCCACTCCGACTTTGCTAAACGATGCAAGCGCCGACTGCATCAGCGTGTAACCATAATCGGAACATACACCCAGCTGCTCTTTTACATCATTCCTGCTGTATAAAATGACCGGCGCATTGACTACACTTGCCGGGTCATCCAGCAGGTTAACCGGTGCCGTTCCGACAGCCACCTGCACGCGCGCCGCCTGCTCCGACTCGGTCGTGATATCCGAGCTTCTTCTTGTCGTGATGCCATGTTTATACTCTGTCATGGTCTACCTCCTGTTTTAAAATTTTTGTATACGCCAGATTTAAGAAAGAGCCTTCCCTTCGGAGTTCCTTCTTCTTTTCCGCCACATTTTTCATCTCCACAAAAAATGCTTTTGTGAGCGGATGTACCTTTCCAGCCCTTTCGATCACATCTGCCGGTTGGTATGTAAAAATCTGGTTGTGTCTTACTACACCTTTGAGATCGGGTCCCAAATACATCACTGTCATATCAGGTCCTCCAGTCCTTCCATCTCCACGGATGGCAGCTTCCAGAACGAAACGTATGCGCTCTCGTAGTAATTCGGAAAGCACTCATGGTTGAACCGCTTGTGCCGCTCCTTCTGTATCTCGTACCGGCCGTCGATGATTCCCGCCCTGCGGAACCATGCATCTACCTGGTTCATCAGGTTTGCGAGGATAATGTTGCCCTGATGCTGTTTTTCAAATAACTGAATACTGAAAATGATCTGCACCTGTACGATCCAGTTTCCATCCTGGTCCGTATCCTCATCATCAATCATCACAAGGATATAATCTTCCTGCTCTTTGTCGTTTCCCTGCAGTCCTTCTTCGTTCTCCCGTGGCTCGTCATCCTCCTGTGGGTCTTCATCCATCTCATCGATTCCGTCAATCTTATATGGCTTGTCCTGCGGGTAGATGTTGTAGTCCTTCCACTCCTCTCCATCCAGCTTCATCAGGCTGTGGGTCTTCGCCATCTTTTGGATTTCACGGATGATGGCATCCTGCAAATCAAGATCTGTCATCCTGTTCTTTCTCTCCTATTACTGTGTATTCCTGTCACCCCATTTTCGTGCGCTTGGGATTCCAGTCACTTCGTGATGCCCTTGAGCACATTGTCAATTTCGTGCTCAAGTCGCTTCTGCATCATCGCTCCTGCCGCTTCGTTAAAATGTGCAATGATCTTATCGTTTTTCAGAATCTGTGGTACTGCCGGTGCCCCTACTCCGACCAGGTCTGCATCCCTGTCCGCTGTTCTTCTTCTGAAAAGACCTACGAATTCACTTTTTTTGCCCGACTGTACTTTCTGTACAAATGGCTTTTTATCTCCCTTAAGCCGTATTCTTTGATGCCCTTTCATAACTGCTGCCCGGTAGATCTTTACATTCGGCTTTCCGTGGCTCCAGTGGATGATTGTCTTCGGAGCTGTTGCCCTATTATTGTCCCAAAGATATAAATTTCTATGTTCGCCTGTATAGTTAAGAGATGCAGTCGGTGCCTGTTGTGTTGCCTTAATAATTTTCAACGTTTTCTGGCTGTTGACATCCCTCTGCGTCACGCGGTAATCCTTCGCAGCCTCCTGCGAGATTGCTTTCTTACCGGTTGGATAGGCACGGTTCGCCGCCCGCATGATGACCTTGTTGGACTGGTCTGCCAGCAGACCAAGCCTCCGCTTGATTTCTGCCTCATCCACAATGAGTGTTATTTCCCCATACACTGCAAATCCTCCTATACCTCATGAATGCCGAGTTCGATCCGGTACAGTCCCTGCACCCTC